ATGAACGAGAGTGACGCGACAGAGATCGTAGTTGCCGAAGAAGGGCCGAGGCCAGATGGAACCCGCGCGCAGCGGTTCATCGGAATCGCTTGGTGGAATACACACCTGTCCCCGCCCGTACCAAAAGCGGTCCCCCTTCATGAAGACGACCGTTCCCTAGCGCTTGAAACCATTCTCCAACTGGCACTCGACAACGATGTTGTTGCGTTGGGAGAGGTCTCGACTAGTGAATTAACGTGGCTCAGGGATTACCTCCCGTCCGAAATTTATTCAGTTGCGGACTTAACGCAGGGAGCAACGCGAAATCGCTTCAATATAGGGCTGATCTTCAAAAGGGATAATTGCCAATTGCTGGATTTCGAACTTCTGACCGATAGGGTTGGGGGACAAAGCTTTAAGATTGCGGCTCATCTAAACCTTCTTTTTGATGATAGCCTGCAAATGAATGTTCTTGCTGTTCACTGGTCCAGCCGTCTGACCAAAGGCGAAGCAGACCCCGACCGCACCCACTTTGGAAACTCGCTGAGAAGAAGAATTGAGGAAATTCGAAAGGATGAAAATCCACACATCGTAGTGCTCGGGGACTTTAACGATGAACCTTTCGACACTCCCGTCACGAAATATCTACGGGCTACGAGAGACGCGGGTTTTTTAAAAGAGCATCCCGACTTGCTGTATAACCCCTTTTGGAAAAGCATTACTTGTAGGGTGGGCTATAGTAGGACTGGAGGGATGTCAGAGCCGACCGGGACTTACTTTTTGAGTGGCGATGGGCTTCACAAATGGCGTGTATACGATCAGATGCTGTTTTCCAGTTCTTTTCTTGGTGGTAGCGAATGGCATTTGGAGGAGGCTGAAACCGGGGTACTGCGGCCACCGAAATTAGTGAGTGCTTTGACAGGTCGAAACTCAAAACTCGATCACTTACCAATCTTTTGCAAAATCTCGAGAGAGGCGACCGATGGTGAACTTCAGAGATAGAATTCGTACAGGCTTTGCCGCGCACGAGCTTGCCGATGCAGCCCAACAAGAAATTAAATCCGTCATCAATGCAGTCAACGACGCCATTAAAGCTGAGACTAACGGCAGAGTGGGGTTCGAAGTGTTTGAGCACAGGCCAACAAAGCCTACTCCATCCCTTGTCGCACAGATCGCAGCGGGCTTGCAGACTCTCAGGGAGACAGGCGAGCCCGAAACTTGGCTCACCGTGGTCCGTAGTGACGATAAAAGAAGCGTTCGCCGAAAGCTCGCCAGATGGGACATGTCAGTCGAAGGCTACCCTTGCGTAGTGAAAATTCTCCACGACAGAACAACAGCTTATGATAAAACCTCGTTGGAAGAAATTCTCGGCCAGTTGCTTGAACACCCAGAGACAGGAAAGGCAATACACGAACTAATGCAAGACTGATGTATGTTGGGCAGGTCGATTACTTGAACACTTCCAGAACACTGCGGAAGTAAGTCTTCAAATCAGTTCGCGATTGTAGGGCCTTATCAATGATAATCCTCCGTACAACCCTCGCCAACGTCAGCGTTCAAAAATCTCCGAACGTCATCTAGTTTATCGTGGCAAGAAAATTCGCCAAAGGGTCGAACACTGCGTCCGAAAGGGGAATAAGGGACGGCTCTTCCTGCCAAACCCTACTAAAAAGAATGTCAGGATTTTTTCTATATGACCCTGCAAGAATGCTTCGCAATCGCATTTTCGCTTTTTTCTGTTCTTGCCAGCTTCCGATGGCTAAACACTGTTCGTAGGCTTGAACGCAAGCGGCCACGTCTGCATTGGCGTTACTCGCGGCGGTGTAGCAAAGGCTTTCCAACGATCCAGCCAGGTTAGGGCTTGGCACCATCATGACGTGGACATTAGGGCTGCCGGAAACCGTCAAATTCGGTTGCGTTGGAGCGGTAAATCCTGCGTCTGCAACTTGATCGCAAATTGCATTGAACGAGGCAGTTGGATCATCGTCATTATCGCCGACGATGACGATATCTGCTATCTTTTCGAAGCCCGTTATTACTGTGAACCCAAGTAGGCTCTTCCCAAATCCTGATATTCCATAACCGGCTTCTTTAGTCGGACAACGTATGTGGAATTCCTTGAGATTTCTGGACGCGATCAATGCTCTAAAGAAACCAGCATCGTGGGGACCTTCGCACAACAAAAGCCGAGGAAGCCTAAAGTCGGATGACACGGCAGAATTCATCGCAACTCCCCGCCAACATCTAACCCAGCTTTAAGTTGCTTACCTGAAAAGGTCCGAACAATGGGTTCTCTGGTACCTCTCTCAAACCGCCACAGCTTTACATCGGCCAAGTATGTTTCATCGGCATCTGCTAAGGCTGCCAGCCACTCCAAGCTATGCGTCGTAGTAAAAAGCTGTGTCCGATTTGAACGGCAGAAGGACAAAACGCTGCGCCAAACGGAAGGATAATGCTTGTAATAAAGGCCATTCTCTAGCTCATCGACTAGGACAATTCCGTTTGGGTGAGCGGAGATCGCCAAAAGAACCGATATTATCCTGCTGATCGCGCCTGATACGTTTGCTACCGGTATTTTTTCGTTTAGCCCCTGTACTGTCGCATGCAGAACCGGTGCGCCCCCAACAACCTCAATATTGAGGTCTTCGATCCATGGATATTCTTTGGTAAAAGCCGAGACGAACTGTTTGTCGCGGCGCGCGCGGCTTAGGCCAGAAAACTGTGTCGCAGTCTCCAGCGACCCTACTGCTTGATTACTTGCGAAGTAAAAGAAATCAGGCAAATCTTCGCCGGTACTGCCAAATCCTACGGACCCGTTCGCTCCTACCTGAAAGTTGGCTTGTCTCGTGAGGCCGCCTGCATCCTTCCACTGAAACGACAATTGCCCACCGGGGACCTGTACGGTTTCTTCTGCGGCGAAAGGGAAGAGCAGTGATCCTCCGCGAGAGCGAGAAATGAACAGTGACCGCGCCTCTGGGCCGTCACCCGTGAGATCTATGGCAATGCCCTTGTTCATGTCCTTCTGGTAAAAGAGGTCAGCGAAAATCGCATCCTCAATTGATTTCGGCGATCCGGCGAAGTTTCCCTCGAGACCGCGTTGATGTCGGTATCGCATCGCCAAGTCAGTACCAGAATTCAGTGCAGCAAAAATCGCCTCTAGAACACTGGTCTTCCCGACTCCATTTTCGCCAACAATAATGTTGATAAGGCCGCAATCTTCGACGCGCAGGTGCTCGAAACACTTAAAATTTCTCACGTCTAACGATCTTATCATTTGAGTCCCATCGACTTTACCGCTCGAAGATAAGCTCAGGTTGTGACGCATTCGTGCCCACTTCGCAATATCCTTGCGTCCAGCTCGCATCTGTTTCGCCTACTGCAGCAGCTTGGGAAGCTCAGTCTAACGTAACTATTTCAATACATTGCGGGTAAAACTCTTCCTTCGGCGTCGGAATTCTCTCAATGTTTTCAAGAGCGCTGTAAAACTATGCGCGCCCGAAAACACGCGGAATGACTAGGATATTTTGGGTACCGGGGGCCGTACCACTTCTTAATAATGGTACCCCAAGCCGGGCCGCTGATTTCGTTGAAAATCAGCGGTTTGCGGCATTCTCGGACACCGTGGTTTTCCATGCACTTACTAGGCTTTTTCAAAAAGTGTCCAATGCTGTTCCCATGTTCTCTGGCTTCCGGTTCCAGTGGTCGGAGGTTCGAGCCGGATTGCGTCCCCAGTATTTGCCTGTAGCTTTGATGCAGTAGCGCGCTGCTAGTAGCCTTTACAGGAAGCGAATAAGTAGCAGTGCGATGTCCCGCAATTCCCGTTGCTCTCTGCCAACCTCATTTTTTGGAAGCGTTTAAATGCCCGCAGAATTTTGGAAGTGGCTATTTGGTGTTATTGCCTCATCAGGACTGATGGGCGCGATAGCTTTTTTCATGCGCGAATCCCTCTCAAAATTTCTCGCGAAAACGATTGAGTTACGGTTCGACAAAAAGATTGAAAAGTTCAAAGCTGAAATGCGGGACAATGAAGCAGAGCTTGCGGAGATAAGGTCGTTCCTTGTTTCCTCCCGCAGAGAGCGCGACTCTGCGCTACAAGCAAAACGCCTTGAGGCGGCGGAAACGTTATTACGCGCCCGCTTCCAGTTGTCGAAATTATCGATGCTGGTTGAGTATATGAAAATTTTGAACGCAGAGAACATTCTTAAGAAGGGCGATGACCCAAAAGTCGCAGAATTCATAAAGGGCTTGCTAGAGCCATTCGATATCGACGCAAGTTTCAAAATGATTGGAAGTGTCGATATGACTGCTCCCCGCCTTTATTTGGGCGAGCAACCACTCAAGTTTTTCGATGCTTATCAACAAATAATCTTTAGCGCTGCGATGATGATGAAGCTGTTTACTTTTCCGGTTGGAAACAAGCAGGACCTATTCAAAGCCGGGCATCTTCGAGATTTAGTGGTCGAGATTATACCCTCGACTAAAGAAAGCTTCGAAAAGTTTGGCGAGGGATTCGCGTATCACTGGGCTACGTATTTTCATGACGAAATTCTTCGAGCACTTCGCCATGAAATATCCGGCGTAGATGATATGGCGCGAGACAATGCCTCCATTCAGAAATTGACGATAGATTCTCGCCAAGCCCAAATCAGCGCACGAGCATCACTCTCTAAGGCTGGCTTGTCCGAAGAACTTCTAAAGTCCCCAGACGCTGGAGATGTAAAAGCTTTCGCATCTGCTGCCAAACGAGATTAGGACGAGTGAAGGAATGAATGACGGCGGCGCGCCCTGAGCCCCGCCCTTCCTGAAATTTCACTGAAGCCCGCAATAGGTAGTGAAGTATGCGTTACACTAGTCGCCTAGACGAATTGCAAATTGTCCTTGGGGACAACAAAAGGACTGTAGCGAGTCTTTTGCCGGGTCAGACAAACTTCAGTTCCGTCACGCTCTTTTTGCTGGCTGCGCTCCAACGGGTTGAATCCAATGCTGCTGGATTCGAAGCTATGGTAAAGTCTAAAAATTACCCGGTAGCCTGTGCGATCGTCAGAATGCAAATCGACACAGCTATGCGCGTCTACGGACTTCGGCTGATGGCTGACCCCCATGACGGAGCTATGAAGCTTTTGAGTGGAGAACGGTACGACCGAATTCGCCCCAAGCGCGGCGACAAACTTCGGGATGCAGTCCTACTCGGGGCTTTAAATGTTGAATATGACTGGATTAAAAAGGTTTACGAACGCACGTCGGGAATGGTGCACTTATCTGGGATGCATATCCATCATGCCTTCGATCACTCGACCAGCGTTGAGAATGAGGACGGCTCACTCTCCATTGAGTTGGTTCTAGGGCCGAATAGTCCAAATATTCCCCCTGAACTTTATGACGAAATCTGTGCGGCTTTTACGCACATCAGCATGATTGCTGCCTCGCTAATTATTGCAAGTTTGAAGCACGAGCAGGGGGCACTCAATCCGAAGACAGAGTGAGTGTTATTTCGTGATAGTGGTCCCCAAGCCTACTGTCACTCTGAATGCCTCCTTCGCTACCATCCGAGACCATCATCATCTGGTGACACTGATAGGCCAGCTTCGTGACAAGCTTCAACAAACGCTGCTCGGGCGTCTTCCGGCCGATCATCCACGTCATTTTCTAGAACTGCGGAACAGACCATAAGAGCGGTTACATAAGCCTCGCTATCTGCTCTGCCGGGCCAATTTTCAAGCAGGCATCGCGCCAATTCCGTCACGGACTCAAGGGTCGCAAAGTCGCCCCATAGGATAGTAATAGGGCTAATCTTGAAATCGCTCATTCGCTCCGCTTTCGGGAGGGTAGGAAGCGCTACCCTCACGCCCGATCATAGCAATGTCATCAAGCACCACAAACGCAAAAAGCCGCCCGGGGCGAACCGGGCGGCTTTGACGATACTGACAGATTGGTCAACCGGCCATGCGTCGGTCGAACCATTTGTGGAAGAGCGCTTCGACACCACGCGGCCCGAGATAGGCCAGAAGCGCAATCAACCCGGTTGATGCAGGCTGACCAAGATTGGCATAGGCGGCAGCACTTTCGCCGATAACCGCCATGCCGAGCGCCACCGGCAGTTCCCAAAACAGTTCAATGCCAAAGAATTTGCGCCGACCTTTGCGAGCTTCGTTACCATGCCACATGAAGCGGCCAAGCAAAGAGGCGATGATGGTGGTGAATGCACCACCAACCCACGCATTCATCAGTTCGATGAAAGAGGTGTACTTTTCCGGCATGTCAGCGACCTTTTCCATGGCGGGCGCATTCGTCCCGGTTCCAAACGTCGCCACCACAAAGGCCCGCAACCGTCCGGTCAATTTTCCGTTGATCTTCCTGCGTTGCGCCCCGCGCGCCGATCAGGTCAATTCCGACCACCCGGCGCAGGCCGGATACATCGCCCGGCCCCGAAATCCCACACCCCGCCAGCGCAATCGTCAAAACGATGACGAGCGCTGTCCGCCCGATCCCCAGCCGCATTATTCTGCCTTTCAGTTTTGATTACCGCGCGATACCTCGCATTGCGGTCGATGATGAGAATGCCAGTGGCGATGAGAGACACCGCCACAAGCCCAAGCAAAACGTAAACTCCGGTTCTTGCCATCACACCGTGACCTCGCGACCAAGCAAGCTGTTGATCCGCCGGGAAAGAACGTCGCGCTTCCGATAGGCGATGATGCCGAGAACGATTGCCGCGACAAGAAGCGCGATCCACCCCCAGGGCAAACCGAGCGACCACGCAGCAAAGCCGGAACCAAAGAGCGAGCCTGCGCCGCCCTGCACCGCCTCTTTCGTCGCGGCGGCGTCGCGGCGCAGCTGCGACAAGGTGGCGGGACCAATGATCCCATCGGCCACAAGATGGGGGTGCGCGGACTGGTACGCTTTGACTGCGGCAGCAGTCTTTTCCCCCATCCAGCCGTCGATAGCGCCGGGATTAAAGCCTTTCGCAGAAAGGATAGCCTGCGCTTCCTTCACCACAGGATCGGGCTGCTTCGGCGCAGTATCTTGGGCAGAGCGCGGGACGCCTTCACCAACCCCCGTGTAGATTCCCTTTTCGAACAAAAGGGCTTCTTCCTTGCGCCTGCGAACGAGGCCCGGCAGCTTTTTTCCCGCCGCCGTATTGTAATGACTGCCGAGATAATCCGCCGCCTGCTTGGGCTTTCCAGCGCGCCAAAACTTCGCCCACTGCCAATCCATGGCGCCAGTGCCGAGATTGAATATCGCGGACACCGCTGCATCCATTTCGTGCTGCTTGCGCGCATCCGGCGACTTGGCGACCACCGCAGGCTCGAACTCATCCCGAAGCACCGCCGCGAAGATGGCTTCCGATTGGCTAGACGTGAGTTTCGTTTTACCCGGCACCAATTTTGTAATGCCAATCTTTTCCAGCTCACGCCGAACAGACCGGCTCCGCATCGTGAAGCCCCGCCCGATGGTGGGAATGCGGACCGGATCAAGATAGCAGGTAAGCGGGTTTCCCTCGTGGGCGTCCATAAAGGCACGCCCACGCGGTGACGTTGTCACAACGGACATGGATATCTCCTAAAGATTTTGGAAAAGAGTGGTGGGACCGTGCCCTAGTTTTCGTCCGTCCGTCCGAAGCGGCGCGGCGTTAGGAAAGAGGAAGGCGTGGCCGGGGTTCCGGGCGCACTGTTGGGCGCAACCTTGCCGGTTGCTTTCGAGGCGTCCGGGGTGGCGTTGGAACTACTGCTTTCCGTGCCGGCCGTTTTTTCGGTTGCGGATTTGCCATCGTAGAGCCTGCCCGAAACCGCCACTTCAAGTCCGCCGGTTTTCGTGTATGCGGTTTTGGCCGTCTTGATGATGTAAGGCACGCCGTCCACTCCGGGCCGGATATCGGCGAAGAGCAGCGGCAAGCCCGCGTCTATTCCCGCATCACCGATCACGGTTACAGACACCGAGCCTTCGCCACGCTGCAATTCCTTGGCCTTCGCCTGCGCGGCCTTGTCGGCTTCGGCGGGCGATGCATAGGGTTCCGGCAGACGGTAAACACTATCGCCGTCCGCATCCGCATCTGCATCGATTTCCACCCGTTCGGCCTTATCAGAATCCTGATAGTAGGCCACGACCTTGCTGTATTTCGTGCGGTCGTTGATTTCGACTTTCAGGCTTCCGACCTTGATTTTCTCGGGCGTCAGGATAACGGAGCCGAGCGCCGCACCCGAAGCCGAAAGACCGGAACCAAGCCGAGTGAAAATCAGTCGCCTTTGCTTGACCGCGAAGAGGCCGTTATGCCGCTCCGCCAGCCGCCGCAGGAAATTGATGTTGCTTTCGTCCTGTTGCGCCAGCCAGTCATATTCAAAGTCCGCTAGGTCATCATCAACGGCAGGGGTTAGCCCGCTTTCGCTGGCGATCTGAGACAGGATATCGCCGAGCTTCGATTTATCCCATGACCTTTCCTGCCGCTCTTTCAGCTTTCCACTGCGAAGGTCCGCAGCCTTGCCGGAAATCGACATTTTGTAAGGCAGGCAATCGACATTGACTTTATCCGCGGTGAAGACGCCTTTCGGCACGAGATTGTCACCGAAACCCATCTTGACCGAAATAATTGCGCCCTTACGCGGGATCGCCAGAAAGTTCGGCGGGCCGTCATTCAGTTCAATATCCACCGTGTCGGACTTCATTCCCTCTTCGTCAGTGACGGTAAGGGAAAGCAAACGCTCATAGAAATGGCCTGCCACTGGCACGCCGTCGATACTCACTTCCACGCGCGGTTTCATGGTCAGTCCCAAAGGCTGGTCAACGGCTTGGCCGTGCTGGTGGAAGGAATGTCCGGCATGGTGATTTTCGTGCCAAGCGGAAGCACAGGACCGAGCGCGGCAAGACCCGGATTGACATCTATGACGGCTTCGACAACTTTGGCCGTGCGCCCATAGAAGGCGAGGCAGGCGAGATCAACGGTCTCGCCCTGCCGTGTGGTGTAAATTGTCGCCATGTGGTCACCGGAACAGTTCAGACAGGAAAGATGCAGCCCGGTCCACCAGACCGCCCGCACTTGGCAACGTGCCGGAGCCAGAGCGCTTGAGCGTGATGGAATAGGCGTTGCGCCCTGCCTCGCCCCGGCGGTTGATGTAACTGCGATCCTCTTCGACGCTTTGGACCGTAAACATACCTTGAATGACCCCTTGCGCGGCATCGCCGGTCACAAGCATCATCTCGGTCCCGGCCATGGAAGCAGCAACGATACCGTCAAGCTGCGATTGTCCGCCGAACTCTTCGGGGAAAAGAACGCCCGAAATCGTCACTTCGTCGGAAGTGGGGCCGGTCCATTGCTGCTGGTTAAGGGTTTGCCCAACGGGCATATCCACCCAAGGTGTGTTCACCTTGCGTTTGACACCCTGATAGCCAAATCCCAAGCCCTCGAAGGCGAAGCCCCCGAGCATCATTGACGTTACGCCGGTCATTTTTAACTCCACGGTCCACCAATACAGATTGCGTTTGCGAGTTATAGAAAGTTCTTAACTTACGTCCGGAACAACAACTAAACGGCATGTATTTGGGGACGTTGACAATCTTTGATTTAGAAATAATAGTATGTTTGGCAGTGCCCGATATTTATTTGAGTAACAATTGCGTAGGGGGACGTAATGCGATTCTTATCGATGTTTTCCGCTGTAATATTTATGGCAAGTAATGCAACGGCGGAAACTGCTATAATATGCGAGAGCAACCAACTTAGACCATCAACGTTTATCGTAAGGTTTGGGGATAATGGTGCGCCTAATATATCAAACATGCACTCTTACAAAACTTCGGCCACTGCTTATGAATGGGATGCAATGGTCGAAAACCACTTCGATAACACAGACAGCGGATACGAAAAAGGGGTGACCGTATTCGTAGATCGCGCGACTGGCGTGGGCTCGTTTCGGTTCTATGTCCGTTGGGCAGATAACATGAGCAAGAAAGAATATACGAGCCACGTAGAGGTCACATGCCGTAAGGGCGATGTAACACCAAAGCTATAAGAGAGGGATTTCGATGTGGAAACAGATTTTCTTAGCAACGGCGCTCCTATCCGCATGTCCATATGGCGCCATCGCCCAATCACCAGTCACTTACTGCAATCAACTACTTGATCAGGAACGGCGAGAATGCGATTCCAAGTATAACAAGGTAACGGATCAGATTGATTGTAAGGTGGCAGTCCAAAATGCATGGAGCGAATGCGTTATGCAAAGGAACGCGGCTACAACGACTTGTCCATGGAAGAGAGACGACGGCACGTGTGCTCCTAAATAGCTGCCTTCAGGCTCTACGTGAGAGACGAAGCGCTTACTAAGCGACTATGACTCGACATTGCTAAAGCCATGTGTTTTTCATCCGCCGTGGTATTCGGGGGACGAGATGAGCGAAAACGAACTTCTAATTCTATTCATTTTATCAGCAGCAATCGGCGGTGCTTGGGGCGCGCGCAGTTCTGGCACCGAAGGATGGCGTGGTGCAGTCGTTGTTACTGTCTCTGCATTGGTCACGAGCGCGATATTCATCGCACTGGCAATCAATAACTCGCTGCTGTCGATAGTGGTTAATATCGCTCTGGCAGGCGTGATCGGCGGAGCGCTCAAAATGGCACCCCGCCAAATTGCGGTGACAATTATAGGAGCGCTAATCCTCTCATTTGTTGCGGCAGGACTCATAAGCCTGTTTGGGTTCACCGCACAGCGCAACTAAAACTAGTCGCTAAAGGTGCCTTCCAGCTTCGAAAGCTCACCTTCCAATTCCCGTACCGCCTGCGATGCTGCCGCCTGCGGGTCTGCAACGCCGGTAATGCTTATCGGCGCGTGGATAGTTACATTTGGCCGTTGAGGATTGACCACCCGAACGTCTTGTGTTCCAGCAGGTTTGATCATTTCAGACATCGAAGAGGCGTCGATACGCACTGTTCTAATGCCTAGATCGTCAGCAGTTTTTCCGGGCAAAACATCGGTGGACCCGCCCCGTATGCCATTAGCGCGGGCTTGGACGGCGTTGTCCATGGCGATCTGTGAGTAAACCGAAGCTGGCGCAGGACGGCTATCTGATTGCGTCCACGATCTAGGGCTACCCACATTTTTTTCTAACCAATCGTTGTACCCGTCCCACCGCTTTTTGTTCCTCTCCATGAAATCCTGCATCTCGTCTGACTCATCCGGCAGCGAGCTAAGCAGAAATGCTGAGTTGAACAGATTAAGCAAGCCGCCGGACCAAGGAGCCGATGTAGGGTTTTTCCGTGAGTTAGCATTAGTTCCGTTTCCGGCTCCACGTGTGCCTCCGCTACCTCCGCCGGATCGCCCATCCACAATATCGGCGATTCCCTTGACCGCTTTCAAAGCCCCAAGCAAGGTGCTTGCGCCGGACAGTACGAACAGCGCTGCCGCCAGTTTCCGAATGGTGCCAGCTAAGATGGAAATACCCATGCCCCATGCGAAAAGCTGGAAGCCGTAACCGGAAATTTCCGCAAAAAACTTGGCGATAGGATTATCCTTTATCGCATCGTTTAATTCACGGATGGAAGCGCCCCACTCCTTCGCCCACATGAAGATGGCCCCAATGCGGTCGGCGGCGTTCGGATCAACAGGACCAAGCAACAGGTCACCGAGATCGTTCATGAATTCCTTCATGCCGCCGGTATAGCCGAAACCCTGCGCAAATCCCTTCGTGAAATTCGTGATCTGGTCGAAGATCGTCACGCGGTTGCCGAGAGTGTCCAACACCTCGCCAATACCCTGCGCACCCTCGCGGATGGTCGGCAACATGCTGTCACCGATTTCCGAAAAGACGTTGGATATCTTGTTACCAAGAAGCTCCAGCACGTTTTGCGTGGTACTGGCGCGCTGGATGTACTCATTGAACGCCGAGCCAGCATATTTCGTGCGGTCGGCCACGCTATCCAACGCTTGGTCCAACAGCTTGATATTGCCGACCAGCGGCATGAAGGCGCGGGCTTCATCGCCGAAAAATTCGGACAGCAAAGAAACCTGCTTATCCTTCGGCGCTTTTGCAATCGCCGTCAGCACCTTGCGCATGGTGCCTTTCGCGTCTTTCTGCATATCCTTGGCAATGGACGGCAGATGCAGCCCGAGCGCCTTGGCGGCGTCCCGCTGCGACTTCTTGGCAAACTCGCCTTTCGTCAATGCGCGGATGACGTTCAACATGGCGGTTCCCGCCGTGCTGGCATCCGAACCGGCGGAGATCATGGCGCTACCCATGGCCGCGAGTTCTTCTTTTGCGAAGCCGCCCATTTCACCGAAGGAGCCGACACGCAACATAAATTCGGTCACGTCCTTAGCCTTGGACGCCATGTTGTTGGACAGATGGTTGATGGCATCGGCCATGTCGCCGGTTTCGGCCACCGTCAAACCAAGCTGCGTTTTCAGCTTGGCAAGGCTTTCGCCCGCTTCGCCTGCGCCGAGATCAAAGGCGATACCGACGCGCGCGGCCATTTCCGCGAAGCTCTGCAAGTCTTCGGTCGCGATGCCGCTTTCGCCTGCGGCGGCGAAAAGCGCGGCAATGTCGTTCGCGGCCAACGGGATTTCGCCCGACATGCGCCGGATGCTGCGACGCATATTTTCAAACTGTTCTTCATTGGCTTCGACTACCTTTTTCACGTCTGCGAATGCAGACTCGAAACTAATAGCCGCGCCCGCCGTCGCTTCCAGACCACGCGTGACGCCAAAGTATCCAGCGCCGAGCGCAACCGCCTGTCCGATCAAACCCCGCATAGGCGCGAGGGCGGAAGCGGATTGCGCCCGCAGGCCGTCCAGCGCACGCCCGATATGTCGCGCGGTGGCGCTCGCATCATCAATAAGCGAGATACGGAGGCTGCTTTGCTGGACACCCATGGTCATTCTCTCATGATTTTTCGCAACTCATTGGCCTTGTGGAAGTAAGCCAGGAGTTTTCGGGCGGGCCACCGCTCAATTATGTTGAGCGGCGTATGTGTGATATTTGCGACGTAGACGGCTACTAGCCGCCAGTCGTGTTCTTCTGGTCGTTTCCCAACAGCGGTTTCGTCTTGGTGATGATCGCCTTGAAATCGCTGCCCTTGATTTTCTTGAAGGCGGGCAATGGCACATCGGAAATGAGCGCCAGCAGCGTAACCATTCGGGCGAGGTCGGATGTGGTCTCGTCTGCCACCAGCAAATCACCGACATCCGGTTCGCGAAATGTCAGGTCTTTGTAGGTTTTGCCGTCATGCTCGACCGGCTTGGCCAGCGTTGTAGAAATTTCGTCCATGGTATCACCTGAAAAAATGGCCCGGAGAATGCGGACCGGATTGGAAGGATTGGAGAGCGAAGGAAGAGCCAGCCGTTAAAGCAGGAGAGCGTTTCGGATATCGCCGAACTGCGAGACGCCACCGACTTTGAAATCAAAATCGTCCATCTCGTAAATTTGCTCGCCGTCGATTTCGAGCTTGTAATAGTTCACGTCCACACCGTAGTCGTTTTCGGAAAGCTCGCCAGCCTTCCACGTCCCGGCATCCGGCTTGAAGACCCTGCCGCGAATGGTCATCACCGCGCTATGCGTCGTGCCGTCCTCGTCCACCAGCGCGCCGGTAATCATGAAGGGCGTTTCCTCGCCGATCTTGATGCCGTGCAGCTTCAAAACCTGCGGGTCCATGCCCGGCATCTTGAAGCTGAATTCCAGAGCGTTGTAACCGAGATGGACTTTACGGGCCTTGATCATCCCGGCGTTGCGCACGTCCTCGCGGACGGCTTCGGGAACCGGCGGCGTGATATCGCCGATCTGCCCGAGCTTGCTTTGGCGATCAGCCCACAGCATGCAGTTCCGCAGGATGTAGGCGGGGAGAGTTTTTTGGGACATGTGAAAAGCTCCTTACGCGGCGACCGAGAGCGCGCCGATTTCGATTGCCCCGTTCACCTCGTCAATCAGCAACTGATACCGGACGATGTTGCGGTGGGTGGTGATGTGGATTTGCTCCATGAGGCCAACCGGCTCGAATTCGACCCCAAGCAGGGTCTTGCCGTTGACCATCAAGGTCGGGTCGTTCTGGTCGGACAGCCAGACGCTGCCGCCGAGAATGTCTTCGTTCTTCGTGAAGACACGCATTGCGGCGTTGCCGTCTTCGATGAGCATCTTGAAATTGCCCTTCGTGGTCTTGCGATCCACATAGAGGAAATAGAGGTCTTCAAGAGACTCATTGATCATGTCGGCGGTGGCGCGCACGCTGTCGAACTGCCACAGCGGATCATCAATCGCGAGACGGCTACCCCACGTCCTGAAACCGCCGCGCTCATTGATGATCGTGGCGACCTGATTTTCGTTCAGGTAGTTGCTGTCATCAGGATAGGAGATCGTCCGAGCTACACCGTCGATGGTGCGAATGATCTTGTTCGACACCGACCCGGAGAAGCCTTCCGCCGACGCCACGACACGGGCGCGGACACCTGCGAAGACAGCAGCAACGGGTTTGGTCACCGGCACGCCGTTGACGTTCTTGATCACCTTGGGATCAATGATGAGGATACGCCCACCGTTGACCGTCTGGCGGAAGCGCACGGCTTCGGCGTCGGTCGTGTTTGGACCCGAGATATAGGCACGGGCGCGAATTTTCGGGGTGACGGCATTGAGCGCCGATACGAAAGGGTTTGCCACGTCGCCGACATTGGCGGTGGCAGTCGGCAACACCTTGCCAGCATCGGCCCCGCCGCCCGTGAAGGTCAGGACAGGCGCTTGCGACATTTTCTTGCCGGGCGCAACGACCTTGACGGAAACGACCTTGTCGGCATCTGCCCCGGTTCCCATTACGGCCTCCAGCGTCGGCAGAACCTTGCCGGGGTCATTGCCACCGCCCGTGACGGTCACGACCGGCGCTTCGGTCAGGTTATCGCCCTGCGAAGTTAGCGCGACCGAAACCACACCATCCTCAATCCAAGCGCCCGTATCCCCGGCGGTGATGATGACGCGCGGCTGATAACCGGTCAGGGCCTTGGCGCGGAGCGCGGCATAAAGGCCGGTCCGGGCCACCGGATCGCCAATCAAGTTGTTCTGCAACGTGGCAGCATCGGCGCTTTCAGCGACACGGTTGACGATGCACCAAGAACCACCTTCATCGAAAACGGTGGTGATATCTTCCAGCAACGTTCCTGCCGCACCAAGCGCGGTTGCAGCCGTCAACGACCGCACGATTGTTGGATAGTTCAGAGGGAATGCGGCAGGGTCCGCGTCTGGCGCAATGCCGTTGACGAAGGTGATGCCGCTGCGGGTCACGCGTGCAATTGCCGGGGTGTCGGCGCTTTCGACAAGCTTGACGCCATGATGATAGGACAGGTCAACCATTCGGCTGGTCTCCGTTTAAGGTTCCAAATTTTGAAGGGGTTCCGGCTCAAACCCGGAGATGAGGAAACGCCCCGCCAGACCGGGCGAGACGAATTATCAGGCGAGCATCAGGCGTAGTTTGCGAGCGCCCATACCCAGAGGTCGTCAAGCTGCGATTGCGTGATGTTTTCGAGTTCGGCCATTTGGTTCAACAGCGGATCAGTGCGCCGATAAAGCTGCGCGTCCTCGAAATAAACAATCGCCTGCTGTTTTTCGACGCCGTCGGGCATGGCGTCGATATGGGCTTTCACGCCCGCTTTGCTGACGCCGATTTCAGCGGCGGCAAGCCAAAAACCAAGGCGCGGAATCGGCGGCGCGGGCGCGGGCGCGGCAACGTAGGGAGGGATCACATTGACCCGGTTCCCGTCCTCATCGAATTCCCACTCCGCGATTAGTTGGCGAAAGCGGCTCGCCATGTCGTCTGGAACATCCCACAACTGGCCGTCGATAGTGGCGCTTATGGAGCCTGATCTAGTATATCCGTGCACCTGCATCTTAAAGCTCCGCGTCAATTACAATGTTGGCGAGAGCGCGTTCAGGTCCAGTGCTTGCCGGGTCTGTAAACCATCTAGCCATGTGCTGATTTCTCTCGTCCAAGAAGAATGCATCGCCAGAGTTCCAACCAACATTAGGGACAGCGCGAACAGGCGCCCTAAATGGGAGTTGATAGCGCCTAACAGTTGCCGTCCCGCTTGCAGAGAACGCAAAGAACGTACCTGAGTGCAACTGATAGAACCGATCGCAGAGCCTCTGTTCCTCAGCATCCTGCCGAGCGCCAAAGGGATCATTCTCAGTCCTAACATCACCTTCACAGAGCGAAACACGCGAAATGGCGATTGTCGCATTAGGGTCGGTATGAAGCCATTCGAACAAGACCCACAGTGCATCATCGAAGTTGCTCCCGAATGTCTTCGAGGCGAGCTTCCCAAGAGTGAACACCAGATCAAATCTCTGCAACGCCCCACCGCCAGTGAACACAAATTCGGACGCACCAGGGTAATTCTCAATTCCTGATGGCGAACCTCCCGTGCCAAACCTTTGTTGAAGGTTCGCCCGAATTTTGGTCGCTACCGAAGCTCTGGCCCAAATCGTCAAAGTACACAATTTCCCCGCGAGAGTTCTTGCGCCTTCTATTTTATGCAGGAGATACGACGGCGCGGACCCAGAGACGGACCGCGTCCACGCAAGTGTGTAACGGTCAACAAACGGCAAATTGTCATCAGCAACAAAATCGGCCCTCTGTACGGAGTTCGCGGAGCCTGCCCCCGGCTCAAGACGCCATCTGTCTGCCGTGTACCCAGAAGTCGTGAACGGCCCCGGCCCTCGTTGCCAAATAGGGAAACCGCCGTTGATGATCTTGTTACGGTGACCAGCCAGCACGCCGACACCAGCGTTGGCGCGGGCCTGCCCCTTCTCGGCGTCTGTTAGCACCTGCCCCGCATCGACGCGCACACGCTTCGCGAACGCCGCCTCTTGATCCATACTGATAGGCTTGTCTGCATCAGCAGTATTGTCGACGTTCGCTAGTCCAATATCTGCTTTTGCAAGAGTCACATCGCTGGACAACGCTTTGCCATTCACCTTGAGAGTGTTAGGCACCTTTTCTGCCAAGCCTTGGGAAAGGGCCTGCGTTGTCGCATAGTAGGCTGGCAACTGCCCACCAAACTTGAGCGTGTCGGGAGCCTTGCCGCCGATAATGATCTGGTCAATTTGCGTCTGCGCCAGATCAATCGAGGTTTGGAGATTTGCAATCTGCGGCGCAACATTTACCTGAATGTAATCGAGCGAAGCCTGAATGCCTTGGGCTTTCAGACTTTCAAACGATGCTTCCAGTTCCTCGCGGGCGGTAAGCCGCTCGTGAATGTCGGCCATCGTAGAATTCCACAACAACCGATCAATGAGCGTTTTCGGCCACGATGGAAGCTGATAGGCGTCAGACCTCTCTGGCATAGTCAAACACCTCGTCACCTTCCTGCTCGATGATCGCCGTAACGACGGTACCGCGCATTTCGATTTCGTTCAGCGGCTTGAAGGTGAAGGCCCCACGCTTGACGGGGCGCGACAGCTTCACCTTGTAGGATTTTTCCGGGTCGATCTGGAAAGCCATGGGAACCCCTTAAAGTGCTGCAATGAAGGCGTCCTGCACGAACGGCACGGACACGACATTGTTGGTGGTGGCCGCAGGGCGCATGCGGGCGGCAGTCGCCGACGCGCCGAGCGTATAGGTGGAAAGAAACGTCCGGCGCGTCGGCACCTGCGCATCAACGATGATTTCCGTTGTGTCAGGGTTCACAACCGCATTGCCGACCATGATGGCAGGCGTGAAAGTGTGGCGGTCCGCGTCGAACGAATCAAGCGTGTATTGCGTCTGGATATGCGTTGTCGCAAAGCCGAACGGAAAGCTTTTGGTGACGGCCCGCATGGTATTGCGGTTGCGGGCGACACGGGAAATCGCTTTCTCGTCAAGCTGGATCATCGGCTGCAAATCAGCCGTACCCATCATGACCATACGCAACTCCACCGACGTCGGAAGCCCGACTAGCGGATTGGTCGCCGGGTCACCGTCATCAAGTTCCGTCCAAACAGCGGAACCGGATGGCCGAATTTCCCATCCGAGCGCACAACCGCCCGGAACCCACCCGGCGAATAGCATGTCGATCTGCGTCATGCCGTCCGCAAGGTTCAGAGCCTGCATCGGGATGACAGTGCGGGGGCTGCGATAACGGGCGGCGTTGAGCCGGAAGCAGATATCCGTTTCCATCGAACCTTGCGCAAATGCGCCGTCAGTCGTCAGGAATTGCGTTCCGCCCGTGTACTTGTTCGCGGCGGAGACATGCAATGCATGCGCCCCGGTCGTGACCGTCACGAACGCATAGCGTTTGCCGCTCTCCAGCAGTGTGATGGGCAGAACAGCCTTGTTCCAACCGACGACAAGATTAGCGTGGTCAAGCTTGCCCTGCGCCAACACCGCATCGAAACGCGGCATGCCATTAGGTGTGGTTTCAACGACGAACACATGCACATCGCCATCAGCGCCGACGCGGGCAAACGAAAGGTCAAGACTCGTCAACTGCATCGGTTGCGCGACAAGGAACGACTGCCCATAGATGGAGCCGTTGACACCAACATTTTCAGTGACGTATTCCCAGAATGGCTCGTTGTACATCTCGTACCGGATTTGCCGGACGCCATATTGCTGATGGCCCGGCCCTCCGTTAGCGCCAACGTAGACCACTTCGAATGTCTCACCGCCGACATTGAGCATTTGCCCCACCCTGGAATCGCCCCCAAGGCCAGACCATCCCGCGACGTTTTCACAGGCCCATTGCGTCGGGCCATACGTGATACGAATGCGGGATGCCTCTTTGCGGACCAGTGTGGTTTCCGTGTGCACCAACTGCGAAATATTCAGCGTGGCGTCCAGCGAGGTGTTTGCAATGCGCGTCACCTCGTCAAATGCTGGCACCATCCGGCGACCGCGAAACGCGATCTTAGGGTCATCTTCCGCCTGCACTTCAAGCCGCGCTTGCGCTTCGGCGGCGAAACCGAACCGGACACCCTCTTCAATGCGGGCGAGCCAGTCCACATGCGCCATGTCCCATCGATCTTTGACAAGTCCATTGTCGAAGACATAGGCGCGGGCTTCATCCGGTAAATCGACTTTCAGGCGCGCCGCACCGATATCACGTTGCATCTGCCGAATAATGACCGGGCGCGGAATTTCCGTCAGCTTGGCCTTGATGTTGACGATCTGCGTTTCAATGGTCTCGGTCCGCATGAAGAGGCCATCAAGATCAACCTCCAGCGCGGTAACGCGGCCCTCCACTTCATAGAGGGTTTTTACGCGGTCACTGTTGCCCGGTTCGATGGCATCAACGCCAGACGAAGTCAGAAGCACGAATGCGATACATGCATCCGTAGACGCCACCACAGGCTTTACCGGAACCGGGTTCGCTTCGCCCGGCTGCACGATCAATTCGACAACACGGCGGATTGTCTTCGGCGTGGTGCGGTTGACGATGACGCTGGTTTCAGGATCGTCGGACGTTTCAAACGGGCGGTTTGCCGTGTCGGTAACTTCCTTACCGCGAAGAAGGATCGCAACCCAACGCTGGTCGGAAGCCGCCGCAGGGATATAAATCTGGAGGTTCATATCGTTCGGCGCTTCCTGCGCATAGACGATTTCCCCGGCGACATATCGGCCTGCGGAAACTGTGATTTCCTGCGCCGATTTACGCGCCACCGTGAAGGCGGCCCAATGGGCAGGATAGCCGATGGCGTCCAGCCAGAGGCCATCTGTCGCGGCCTGCGCCTGCAAACCGATGGCTTCGAAATCTGCGTGATCGGCGATTTCAGCTTCTGCAAAAGAAGTGCGCTGCATGTGTCGTTACCCTCAATCCAGCCGCTTGCGATCCATGTAACCGCCGAAGGCATGGCTTCCGTCGATGAAAATATTGTCGTTAAAGGTGATGCCGCGCCGCCATGCGAAGGACACCGAATAGAGCGTTTCCGGCGTTTTGGCGGTCGTCATGGCGCGCTTGGCGCGGCGGATAGGTTCAAGGTCAACCGCCGTCATCGCCGCCCGCCCGAAGGCGCTGCGCCCGATTTGAAAACGGTTCTTCGGCGCGGCCAGCGTTAAGCGGACGAGGTAATGTGCAACGAAAGGCTGGTGCGCTATCGGTGTGCGACCAATCACCGCCCGCCCGAACGTGAAGCGGTTCGGATGGGCGATGCGATCCACGATTTCCGCATCCACAAACGCAAGGTAGCGCTTCAACCCGGCAAGCGTGCCTTTCAGCGCCGCCAAAGGTGACGCGGGATAGAGCGTCGAAACCCCGGCGGATTGCGCAATCATTTCCCGCTTGCGCTCTTCGGTCCAGTCATCAAACCAGAGATCGACCGAATGATGGACGGCCAGCCACGGCAGGAACCGCGCGGGCGTCTGGTACGGATCCATCATAACAGCGTAAGGTATCGGAAGATCATCCGACATACCGGCGGCAAGCGCCTTTTCGAATGGCTCCGCCGATGACGGCAGCAACACACCTACGTCGCTCATGCCCGCACCTCAACAGTGATGTTAAGGCTGGTCATCACCGGCACCTTGTAGGCGTCGGGCTGGATGACGACCGGCGAGAGGTCGCGCACCCTGATAACGCCGTCACCAAATGCCGCACCCGAAAACAGCGCTTCGGGAATTTCTCCGGCAATCAGGATGCGGGCGGTCGCCGCTGCGGTGACACGCTTTTCCGCTTCCTGCCGGACGATATCCGCAGACGGCCCAACGGCTGGAATTTCGAGGACGAGGGAGACCGCGTATTCGGTGCGCCCGGCAGACATGACCGAGATGGCGACGGCTTCCGGCGCACGGTTCGGGTTCGTTACCGACGCCCGGACAGTGTCCAGCTCCAGGACGGTCGGAAACCTGCCCATTGGGCCGATTAAAACAACATCTGTATCGCCGCGACGGCCATGGACAGCCCGGCCATTCACCCGCGCGTCCCAAAGCCCAAGGGTCTTGTCGGCAGATTGCGGCCAAGCCGTCCACGCATCATAGAGGTAGCGACCGGCAGAACCGGCGGACGGCAGATCGTAAGACAGCAGATAGCGGCGCAACAGTGCGTCATCGCCCTCCACAATCGCCGCTGCATTCGCGGTTGCGGGAACCACGGTCAGGCGGACTATGTTCCGGTTTGCGGCGATGGCATCCAGATTGGACCCCTTCGCATAGGCCGCGAGAAGCGACCGGAAGGTGTCATTGACATTCTGCCGGTCCAGAAGACGCAGGTAGGACCAAGCTTCACCGACGACGCCCGCCGGGTCCGTTTCGAGATCCTGCACGTCATATTCCGGTAGCGACGGATTGACCGCCCGCAGCGTGTTCCAGAATGCAAGGAACCGCACCTTGAACTCGCTATAGAGCGTTTCGAAATCCAGCGGGCTAATCGCATCGGGCAACGGCAGGCGGGAAACATCAATTGTCGTCGGTGCGTAAATCGCCATGGTCATCTGCCCGGATAAATGACGCGGACGCTGGCGCTCTCCGCAATGGAGTAGTCGCCACGATGGCCGCGAGGATAATAGGTGCCGAAGATATCGAGCGCGATGACGCCATTTGCATCCGCTTGGGTCACGCGCCCGGCAGTCATGCGGAAGCGCGGTTCCCATTCGAGGATTGCGGTTGCTGCGGCGGAATAGAGCGCAAGCACATTCCGCCGCGTCATCTTGCTATCGACAAAATCAGGAACATTGCTGCCGAAGGTCCGGCGCATGACGCGCGAGCCTTTCGGCGTTTTCAGGATTTTGCGGATTGACTGCTGCGTATGCGGCCAATCATTCAGCGGTGCGCCGGTCTGACCGTTTACGCCGGTTGAGCTTGCCATGGGCGCTATCCTCTTTTTCAGGGAAAACGACATTGCCGAAGGGCGGCGCAAGCTCGCGGGCTTCGTCGTCGGTCAGGGGGATGATTTCGCCAGCCGACCGCCAGCGCCCGGCGATTTCGCAGCCGGTTCGAACCTTGTAGTTTTTCATGGGGTTTCCTCAGTCCACCGCGAAGACTTTTTCCGAGCCTTCGACAATCGGCCACATACCAGCGGATGAGCCGCTTGCGACATGCACCCTGTCGCCGATCCGGGCGACCTGCTTACCGCCGTCCCCGCCAAGCTGTACGTTCGGCGATTCCACAATCACTTTCGCCGACGTGACTTTCGCCTGTCCTGCCGACGCTTCAATGACGGTATCGCCGATCTTGATATGAAACGGCGTGTTGCTGTTTTCGCGGGCGTTGTCGTCGCTGTAGGTGGAAAAATCTATCTGCGCATCGGTCATGTCGCCGTTTTCGGAAACAACATCCACCTGTTCGCCGACGCTGTAGAGGACATCCACCTTGACGCCACCGGCGGCAAGGGTCCGCGCCTTGATCCATGGGGTCAGGTACGGCTTGCCCGCCTGTTCAGACAGCTTGACGCGGTACTTGGATTTGTCGTCACTGACTTCCGCAATCGTTCCCTTGCGCCGCCGGTTGCGGTTCCGGCGCTCAAGTTCGGCCATCCGCACATAAAGGTCTGTGATCTGGTCAACCAAACTAGCCATCAGGGCGACCCCTCATAAGGTGTGATCAACATGGCGTCGGCCTCGTCATGAATAAGACCGTATCGCCGCATGGCCGTTTGCAATTCGTTGGCATCGCCGGAAAGCTGCGCCCGAATGAGAGCGATCTTTTCCTCCATGGCCGGATCACTCGGAACAAGGTCGCTTTCGCATTTGGCGAGGAACTTGGCGAAGGGCGAACCCGGCTTGAGCCGTTGCCCGCGCAATGGTTCGGCCACCATGTTGGCGGTGATTTTCAGTTGGTGCGCCGCGAGCCGCATCCCGTTTGAGTCGCCGCTTATGCGCGACCGCGAAACAGATTGAAAAGAAAGGCAGAGTGAGCGGAAGATTGCCGCCCATTCGTTATCGGGATCATTGAGGGCATCGCCAGTCTGGCGAAGCGCCAGATCAAGAAGAAACTCAAACGTCGCGTCCGTCGCTGGCATGCCGAGGATAACGCTTTCTTCCGTTTCGGAATCGGTGACCGCGTGCGCCGTGGCCACCCCGGACTCGAAAACGATATCAAGAAGACCGGGAGACGACAGGGAGCGAAGCTCAAGACCGTCCGCAACCTTGGAACTGTCAGTGTAAACCGAGATAAATTGCTTATCCTTGTCCGTCCGCAATGAACCATCGGCAGCGATATCGAGTACGCCGATTTCGCTGTCTAGAACGTTCGAGCCGACAACGGTGTTTCCCTTCGTCGCCTCCACGGCGGAGATGCGGGCGGCAAAATTGATAAAGGACATGGAAGCTCCTAAATCTCTTTCAAGGCGACAGCGATAAGGTTGCTGTGCCGGTCGCTGACGAAATCAACCGACCAAGCGGGTTCGCCCGCCCGATCCATCGCCCGCACCCGGTCGCCGGATTTGAGCGCCGGACCTTCGTAGGTCGAACGGTCAATGAACAGAACAGCGTCCGCCGCAGCGAAGCGGACACGATGAGGGCCGCTGACGGCATTGCCTGCCGGTCGCGTTGTGTCGTCTTCCGTGTGAAGCGCTTCGCAGCGGATGACGATCTGCGGGCGGTCCGGGTCCGCCCTGCCGTTCGCCATGAACGACAGGCGGACCGTTTCGCCAAAAGCGCCGCCAACCTTGCGGTCAACGGCAGCTTCCAGTTTTCGCCAGTCCACCATCTTACTGATGCAAGACGAGGTCGCCGGTCGCCGAAGGATTGGCAGCGACGGCGGCGGCGTAACCGACCTTGGTATTTGTACCAGCATTGTCGGCGGTGGTCAGCTTGGCACCGTCCCAATAAAGAAGTGCGCCTTCGGTCCATGCCTGCGCATTCGTTTTGGGCAGGGTAAAGACGCCTTCTCGGGCAATGTTAACGCGCTGGCCAGCCTTGGCGGAAAACTGCGCCACGCCGAACAGCTTGCCGACAAGAACGCCGTCGCCGGAATTGACATCGGCGGGCGCGGTGACTTCCACCGTATCGGCGGGGCCTCGATAATTTTTCATGGTGATCTTCCTTGCGATGAACGTGACGGGAGAGGAAGAGCCGGGCGGCTCTCCCAACGAAGTCAGGCGGGCGGCTTACTGGCCGGGGTTGCGATAACCGAAGCGGAAGTCGGTCGCGCCGCAACCGAAGTCGTGTTCCACGGACATGCTAAAACCCTGCTGGCCGAACGGCTCGTCCATACGAACGCGCGGAGCCTCGTAACCTTCGAGGTAGCCCCAACGGTAGTTGGAGCCGGTCGCCGGATCGGCAAAGAGATGCCAGGAGTTGTCCGCAATCTGCGAGGTTTCCACCAATTCGAACTTGCCGGAGAAAATGTTGACGGTGGAAACCGTTGCGGGCGTAATCGAAGCCAGAAGCTTTTCCGCTTCGGTCAGCTTGTTGGGGCCGACCAGCATGATACGGGCCGGGTTCGCCAACATCGGTTTCTTGTCAATCGTCTTCTGCTGGCTCATTGCCTTGCGGCCATCACCCACGCTATCGACCGTGATGGCCGAACCCTCTGCGGCAAGGTTTTCATGTTCGGCGTGGAACACAGCCTTGCCGTCTGCCAGCTTGCTGTTGAATGCACCAGCATAGAAAGTGACTTCCTCGAACAGGGCGACGGTCGAGCCGTAGCTCGTCAACAGTTCGGCGATAGCGCCAAGATCGTCATTGATGAGCATTGGCCGGCTGATGTTCAGGGCGATGGCATAGCTGAAAGCCTGCACGGCTTCCTTGCCTTCGCCGAACGAACCGAACCTGATCTTGCCGTTTTCCAGAATCTTTTCCAGCATCGGGAAATCGCCGGTCTTGACGACCGTATCCGGGCGGAAATCGCGGAAGTTCTTCTTGCGGGCAAAGCGCTTGAAAGTCGGCTGGGCCAGTGCGTAACGCTGTTCCAGCGTGCGGTTAACAGCGCCTTCGAAGATGACGGGGAAATCCGAAGTCGAATGCGCGGCGCGGCTGAAGATATTATCGATATCGCGGGCGTTCAGCATGCGCCGACCATGATAGTTCACGCAATCGGCAGCGATATCGACCAGCCCTTGGCCCATGTACTGACGGGCGGCGGCAGACGGGCCAGCCTGCGGGACCGGTGCGCCGAGACCATATGCGAGCGCTTCGACACGGGCCGAACGGGTGGTATCGGCTTCGTCGTTGCCGACCTGCACGCGAACGCGGCTGTCGGTCGGGGCGGTGCGTTCATTGGTCACCATGTGATCCAGTAGCAGGCCCCGGAAGCTGTCCAGCGAAGTGCCGGAGCGGATATGGTCACGCGCGAAGTCAGGGAAGCCCGCACGCGCCGCCAGATCATCGATAGTCGTCACGCGCTCGCGTTCGGCGCGTTCCGCGTTCTGCGCAACGGCCTGCGGATTCGTGTTGACGGGCGCAGGAGCCGCACCGCCTCGCTCCGCAGTTTCGAGCGTTGCAATCCCGGCGCGGACGCCATCCAGTTCGGCAAGAATGTCCGAATGCTCTTTTTCGATGGCGCGAGCGGCTTCATCGGAAAGCCCTTCCACCAGTTCCTTGCGCTTGTTTTCGGCGCGTGTCGTCAAGTCGGCGGCGGTCGCCCGCAACGCCAGCAGCGCCGGGCTGGCCTGATAGACATGATCCAGAATGCCGCGCGTCTGTACGAACGCATCGTGGCTCATGAGCGAGGCCGCGTGGGAAGGGTCGGCGGAAAGAATGGTGAAGGCAAGACCGAAGCAGACGATTGCGGCGACGGTCGCGAAAACAAATGCAGCCTTTTTCATGGCGTGCGGTTCCTTTTGTATTACCGGGCAGGACAAGCGCCGTCGCCCTGCATCCCCGGTGGAAGTCAGGCGGCGAACTGGAAAAAATTGGAATGAGTGTCAGGCGAAGCGGCGTTCGGCTTCGGCCATGCGCATGCGAGTGGCCCGAAGGTCGAGACATGCCGCAGACTGGATAGAGAGGGGGAACGTGGCTTCGCTGGATCGAACCTGCGCGCCGGGATCGGCTGGAACGGTCACAAAAGAAATCTCGTTCGGCGTCCAGCGCTCTACGAAAATCTTTTCGACCTCGCCTTTCTTCGCCGCTTCCTCTACCCGGATTTTATCGATGGAGTAACCCACCGACACATTCTTGATGATCTTGTCAGAGACCAGCCCGAACATGCGGTCGGCGGCAAGATCAATTCCGGCCTTCGGGAAACGGATGGTCGCCCATCCTTCGCCCTTTTCGATCCATGCCCGTTCAACAACGGCGATCTGCGAGAACGTGGACCACCGGGAATGGCTGTCGAGAACGGGTGCACCCAAATTCATGCGCGTCAGGTCCAGCGCTCTTTCGCTGACGACAAGGATTTCATCGAACGGGACAGCCGTATCCCATCCGGTATAGCGCAGGCGGCGCACCGCAGCACCTGTCGTGAAGACCAGCGTCACGGTGCGCGCCTCTTCATCGATAGAACCGATATTGAGGTCTTGGCCGCGAACCTGCATCGGCAGGGAAGCGGGCGCTTTGCGCAGTTCAAGTTTCGTCATCGTCAGGGTCCTTGTCATCGCCTTCCGACTTGTCGTCGGGCGGGTCGTCTGTTTCGTCCCGCTGCTGCACCTGCCCGGCCTGAGACATCCGCCGGGGGTCGCTGTCGAGAACAAGTTTGCGCTTGTCGATCTTGGCCGCGTCGGAGGCGATTTCGTCCAGCACGTCATCCGGGTTTTCGCCCATCTCGGCGATAACGCTGGACAGAGAGCGGAAGCCCGAGCGAACTTCCTTGATGCGGGCGTTCACGTCTTTCAGCGGATCGGCGGAATAGAAGCGCGGCGGCGACCATTCCACGGCAACCTTTGGGGTCTTGATGATGCCAGCGAAGTAAGCCGCATCGCAGAACCAGTCCCAAATAGGCTGCAACACCATTGGAATGAGGATCAGCCATTGAACGGCGGATATGGTCCGCCGAAAGCCTTCCAGCCCGATCTTGCTCGACGAATAGTTCACCTTGTCCAGCCGACCCGACATGATGGCATAGGGAACCCGCCAGCCCGCCGCGATGGTATGCAGCATGGAAGACTTGTAGGGATCATAGCTATCCGTCACCGCTGGTTGCGAGAACTCTATGCCCCGGCCACCAACGGCATTGTAGAACATGCCGGGTTCGAATTTCTCGACGCGCCTGCCGTTGACATCATAAATGCCCGGCTTTGTCGGACTATTATCTGCCATGGGCATGCCAAGCTGGTCGCCTTCGTCGCCGCCGGTCATCACACCGACAAGGCAGGCTTCCAGCCGCTTGCGCGTTAATTCCGCCTGTTCGTAGGACGCAAGATCGTAGGTATCGGCCATCGCTGGCGTACCCCACGGCGCTCCCATCACCTGCGTTCGCTGCTTTTCGAAAGCATGGGCAATGTCGGAAGCGGGAACGGGCTTCGAAACAATCGTGGACTTCGGGTCAAAGAAGCTGTTGCCCGGATGCGAACCGAACATCCAGTAGGCGCGCTTCCTGCCGATGGCATCAAATTCGATGCCTTGGATGATCTTGCCGCCATCGGAAAGGACGCCTTCCTTGGTCGTGTCGATCAGGTCCGATTCAAGAACCTGCAATTGCAGCGGGACCGGCAGGCCATCTTCCAGCCTGCGGCGGCGGCGGCGCACAATGCCGTTGCCGCTTTCGAACATTTCACGGGCCGTCAGGTTGACGATACCGTTGAAATCAAGATCGCCGTCCGCATCGCAAACCTTGCTCCACTCCGCAAAAAGCTTGTTGAGCTTCTTGTTTTTCGAACGGGGAATGATGCCGTCACCGATGGCGTGGGTGACAAGTTCATGGATAGCCTTCGCAGCATAGGGATTGTTACGGGCGAGATCGCGCATGCGGTTGCGCAGGGTCCGACCGGCGCGCGCAATTTCCGCGTCCGCCGATGTTGATGGTGCGTGCCTGCCGGATTTCAGGCGGCTGGTATCTGCGCCAGCGTATGCGCGTGACATGATTTCCAGCGCGGCGCGGTGCTTTACCCGCCGAAGGCCAGCTTCGGGCGAGAAGTAACCAATGGTCCGGTCAAGGACGGTAGCGAGGCCCATCAGTCGAGCGCCGCGTAAATGGTGCGGGAGCCGCCCGACCGGTTGGATTTGAGGGCAGCAAGTGCCTCCCTCATGTCTTTGAGAGAGTGATATTCCACCTCGCGGCGCGTGCCGCCAGAGTGGAATATCACCTTTCGCGCGCCCATTGCGATTGCATCTTCAAGCGCAGCAATTTGATCGTCTGTAGTCGCCATTATGCAAGCCACTCCGGTTTCGCGATTTCTTGTGTGTAGGTAGCGACCGCCGGTTCCGGCGGTGTCGAAAGCTCGCCCTCGCGGTGCGCCCAATTGGCATTGACCATCTGGCGGGCGGCGAAGGCGTATACCGTGCAGTCAAGCGCTTCATGGCGTCGGCCCGGTATCGGAACGAACTGGCGGCTTGGCTGGCCGCGCAAATAGCGGACTTCCATCTTTTCGCCCGCAAGCTGTTCGTACCAAACATCCGGTAGGTCTTTCGAAAACCGGATGGACTTGGGCCGCGCCAGCCTGCCAAAAACGTGGCTCTTGATGCCGTCCACGCCGACGATGAAAAGGCGTCCGCCCTTCACGTTCGTTTTGGAGCGCTCAATCCATGGCCGATTGCCCGCCGCGCCCTTTATTGCCAGAACGCGGCGATTGAAGCGTGGGAACGCAAAGCGATAGACTGTTTCCATCGTCTCGCCGTCCGAGCTATCGACGCAAACGGCATCGACCTTGATCTTGCCGCCAAGGGGATGGTCCCATTGCGTCGTCAAGGCAACGTCCAGTTCGGCCCATGTGGTGTGGTCGTCATATCGACCCCACACAACGGTATGGCCGAGAACATAGGGGATGCCGTCTTTGTCCCAACCGACAAAGGTTGCTTCCAGACGATCATCCTGCACGTCCACGCCGACCGTGATAATCAGGACTTGGACAGGGATATTTTCCAATCCGAAATCTTCGGCGCGGCCTGCAAGCTCGATATCGTCCAGTTCGTCGCCGTCCTCTTTCCACCCTTGGGCAAGAATGGTGTTGACGAAGGTTTGCAGTGTCGAAGGGTCGTTTTTGACCGTGACGAATTCGCGCGCCAGCCGCCCCCAGGAGGCGTTCGGCAGAAGAGAAATCAGGGCATTCATGCGGAAACCGGCATGATCCTTGATTTCCGGTCGAAGCGCGCGCCAGCGCCCATTCGCTACCATGCCCGGCTTGTGCCGTTCATCCACCACCGAACCGCATTCGACGCAAACATAATACGCCTTTTCCGGCTCACCTTCGGGCCAATGGATATCGGCCCATGTGATTTCATGGAAGTGACCGCACTCGGGGCAAGGCACCTCATAAATGCGCTTGTCCGATTGCTCGTAGGCCCGCAGCACGTAGCTGGTCGCCTCATAGACCGGCGTTGAACCCATCACAATCTTGCGGTCAGCGAACGACAGCGTGCGGCGTTCTGCCAGCAGGATCGGCGATCCTTCCTTCGTCGCGTCCATGCCGTCCGCCTCATCAATGAAGAGGATACGGACATTGTGACGGCGCAGGTTGCGCGGAGCCTTGGCGGCAATGACTTTCAGAAAGCCACCCGGAAAGCGGCGGGCAAGGAGGGTATTGCGCCCGCCTTCGCTGGTGTCGCCGGTCAACAGGCCGCGAAGCGCTGGCGAGGCGTCGAAAATCGGTTCAACGTCCGAAACCATGTAGTCGCGGCAGTCGGCCTCTGTCGGCAGAAGCGAAAGGATCGGCGACGGATCGTTCGAACAGAAACTTGCCATGGCGCTGGTCAGCAGCGTCGTGAAGCCGACGCGGACCGGCTTGACCAGCGTTACCCGTTCAATCGCGGTATCACCAATCGCATCGGCAATTTCACGCTGCGGAGGCCACAGCCGAACCTTGCCAGTGAGCGATGAAACGCCTTCCGGCAGATGGACGGTATGTTCAATCCATTCCGACAGCCGAAGTTTCGGCGGCGGCAACAGGCTGTCCCATACCGCTCGCCGCAATGTCGCCAGCGCCGTTGTCATCGTCCTCGTCACCAAGTTCGGTAAGCGCCGACCGGATTTCTTGGCCGATCAGGTCCACATCGTAGGTCGTGAGATGCGGGAGCATCTGCCGACAGCGCGAAGGCACCGACAGAACAGCGTTGCGGATGCGTCGGCCTATCGAAACCCACTCGTTCCGCACGTCCGTCATCGGAACTAGTTCACGGCGCATGGCGGCGTTTTTCATGGCTGTCTGGTCTGCCTGTTCGCGTGCCAGTCGGGCGCGTTCGGCTGTCAGAACATCCGCGCCATCACCGCCGCGACCGGCGGCAACACCACGCAAATGCTCACAGTAAAGCTGGATGGACTGGCGAAGATCGAAGCGATTCCGTTCTGTCTTCACCACGATTCCGCGCTCTACGAAATCCGACACCGCCCGCTTCGAAACCTTCAGCAGTTCCGCGAGTTCGGACGCGGTGATTTCGATATCGAGCGAAGGCTTTTCCGGTTCGGCAGGTGCCGTTTCTGTAAGCAGCGGGAGGCTTTCGCCAGCTTCCGCATGTTTCTTGTGCGATTTGGCCGCGAAACTCGGGCTGACGTTGAACTTTGCCGCCGCCTCCCGGACCGTATGGCCCTCGTCCATGAAGGCCACGACCTGTTCACGTAACTCGTCAGGATAGCTTTTTGCCATCTGATTCCGATTCCACTGAAAGGGCGGTGGAACCCCCCTATAATTTTCTTCACAGAGCGAAATCCCGCAGTCGCCCACACCCGCTACTTGGCCTCTTTTGGGGGAGGACCCGACCGAGGGGGGGTATGGGGTGGGTCGAGGTCAGGGGACCAGCTTGGCAAGGGCGGCTTCGACCCGCTCTTTCAGCAAGGGCGATGCTATGCGCTGGAATGCTTCGGCTGTCGCGCCGCTGGTCATTTCCTGCGGGATGAAGACGCCCGAGCGGGCGAAGGTGATCTTCGTGCCGGAGCGGTTGAGCCGGTAATAGGCATGGCCGTTGAACTGCGCCACCGGCTTACGGTCAGGGAACTGTCCACCACGCAGGAACGCGCCGGGATAGAGTGTCGGCTTTCCGAATGGTCGCGCCACGACACCGGCTTCGGTTTCCTTCGGGCGCAGATACTTGAGGCGAATATTACCGCCTCGCGTGGTCATGTCGTAGACCAACCGGCCCGGCTTCGCGGTTGCCGGATTGCCGATAGCCTTGACGATGGTGGCACGCGGCAATCCGGTCTGTTTCGTCAGTGTGCGAACAACAACAGTTTTCGACCTGTTGCCAACAGCGTTGACGATGCGAGGCAGAACGGTCGGGAAGCGCCGTTTCAGTTCCGCTATCCGGTCGCCGTATTCCGCAAGGTTGCGGTCGGCCCATTTCATGGACAGAACAGCCATCGCCAGATTTTCCCGGAAGTTGCCTACACCCTATGCAAACGAAAAAGGCGACCGGGTTAAGGTCGCCTTCGCTCAAGTCCGCCGATGATATAGCTGTCGCACTGGCCTTGAATCGATCTCTCTGGCGAGAGGGTCAAGGCAGGGTCCGCCCCGGCTTACCAGCGTGGAGGTTTTGGAACCCCACTCGCCGGTCGAAACCGGCGCGCCTGCACAGGATCAGCAGTTCATCCTGCCCTATGCATAGTCACAACTTTTCCAGCAATGCAAGAGGTGCTTCGATGGTGGAAATCTTGCCGAACACGTCCACCGCTACAACCGCACCAGTTGCAACGCGCTCGCCGTCAACGGTTCGATCCTTGCGCATTTTCAGGATGGTGCCGCTGAAACTTGCGAAGGGACCGAGGACAAAGCGGACCGTGTCGCCGCGCTTGAACTGTTCGCAATGCTTCACATCCGGTGCAGTCTCATCATCGCCGAACGCCTTGAAACGATTCATTTCCTCCTCTGATACGCGGTGCGGCTGGATCATGCCGCCAACGAACCCCGCGACGCCTTCCAACCGGGAAATTCCGCAGACTGCGGCGGGCGAGTAAACCATGTTTACCAGCACATAACCCGGCAAGAGCGGACGCGAAACAGAAGGGATAATGCGCCCCCGAACCATCTGTTCGCCGATGGTTTCCAGCGGAAGAAAAACTTTCACCCCGGCCTCGCGAAGCCCTTCTTCAACAGCTTTTTCGGCCTTGTGCTTCGTCTCAACCACGAACCATTCGCGCTTGCCCGGCTGATTCTCCGCCGCCATCGAAAGCATGGTGACGTTGAGTCGCTTGGTGTTCTGCATCTGGTCGAACAGAGACGCAAAGCGCGTCAGGTCATAGAGCTCCGGGTTGACCGGCTTGCTGGCGGCATAAATCTTCACGTTATGCATCATTGGAGCGTCCCTCGTTGATGGAGATAAGGAAATTGGAAAGCGCGGCATCAACAGCCGCTTCGAGATCGTCAGCCCCGTCGTCTACAGGCGGGAGATAGACCCATTCGGGCGCATGCTCCATAAAGGGCCAGCCATTGCGCTCATGCAGGCGCTTCCACGCTGTGAACACCTCGCTGTCACGATGCACCTGCCGGAAGTCCTGCACGAAGGGGAGAAGTGCCAGCGAAGTGGTGTAGGGTTCCCGGCGCCGGGCATGGTCCCGCATTGCGCTGACAACCGGCCAACCGTTGTCACGGCGCTTTTCGTGCACAAGCTGTTCACGGGAAATCATGCCCTTGGCGATGCGGGTTTCGTCAAAGGTGGTCAGGTGCAGCGGGCCGGTCGGCTCTTTCGACAACGCCTCAAGCCGCGTTCCCATCCAGAGCTTACCGCAAACCTTGGCGATGCCCCGCGTCTGTACAGGCTCCGCAAGAGCATGTTCCGGCAGGTCACGCCAATGGCGGTTCTTGAGATAGACGGCTGCGGCCATCAGGTCGGAAGGCTTGGCCCAACGAAGATAAGCGGGTGTGCGCTCCACGCATTCGATCCGATCTTCCGGGGACAGAGCGAACCATGCGTTGCGGGCAAACTCGATATCGCCCTTTTTCCACGTCGCAAACCACAGCGTGAAAGCATGCTCAATCTTCTTTCGATCAACCTTTTTCAAAACTCCCCCTTCCGCGTCAGCGGAGGGAGAGTTGTTTGGAAGAGTATTTGGAAGATTCTTATCTTGGTGGAACTCCTCCACCACCTTCCGGTCGTCATTTCCACCACCTTCGGGAACCATTTCCACCACCTTTTCGGCGGAACGTGGTGGAACAGTTCCACCACCTTGACGGCTCGCGACATCATTGGAACGTGGTGGAGGATTTCCACCACCTTCATTGTCTTCGGTACCCGCTGCGTTGCCGGAAAGGTCGCGGCCCGGCCAGCGCGCCACGTATTCGTTCCGCTTCCATTTCTGGCCGCGAAAGCCGTGTTGCGTCACAACGATCCAACCGCTTTCTTCGGCGATTTCGAGGTGTTTCATGACGGTTTTCTTGTCGAGGCCCGTCAGGTCTACAAGGTCCGAAATCGGCGGGTAGCAGGAACCGCCGGTCGCATCCATTTTCAGGCCAAGCGTATGCAGCACAAGGCGCGTGATGGGCGGCAGGCCGGATTTAGCAACCGCGTGCCGCCAAGACCATGCACGCGAAGTTGCGCCGTGATCTGGTTCCATCACCGCACACCGCCTTTCCGCACCACGTCGCGCAAGAATGAGCGCACGGCGTGGACGCCGAGAACAACCGTATGCGGCAATCCGCCGTCCGGCAGGCGCGTGGCATTGATGGCCGCAAATTCCACGTCCAGTGCATCCACGCCGAGCGAGAAATGCGCCGCCTGCAAAACCCGCCGAATGTCGGTATGGTCGCGATAAATGACACCCTGCGGTGCGCGCAAAAGCCACTCCGCGCGCGCCGCATCCGTCTGGCAGTCTGCCAGAAGTTCAACAATAGGCATGAGTTCGGTCATCGGCTGATTTCCCGCTCCACCTTACGCGCCAGAACGCGGTAGCTGTCCATCGCCTTGGAAAGATCGCCCTGCGCCCGCCGCTGGTCGGCAGCAGCCTTTTCGGCGCGGGCGGTCGCTTCCTCGCAAGTGCGGAAGGCAACTTCCATCTGCGCGGTCTCTTTCAGGAACTCGTCATAAAGCGGGTTCGAGCCTGCCGGTCCGAAGAACTGTTCGCGCACCTGCGCCACCCAATCGCGCGGCACGCCCAAATCCTTGGCCACGGCGGCATCCGTCCAGGGTGATTTGTAGGCGTCCTTAGCGTAAACCTCATCCAGCTTGTCATTGATTATGCGCCGGTCCTCGCGGGTCATTTCGCGGGGCTTGTCTGCAATCGTCGCTACGATGTCCGCCATGGCTTTCTGTCCTTTACGCTTGGCCGGGCTGGCGTGTACCGGGCAGAAATCCTTGCGCGAATTGCTGCCGACCACCCATCCCTTGTTCTGAAAATGCTGATTTGCCGCGATTGGCGGCTTGCGGTTGATCCCGGTTTGATGCGGGAAATAGGCGACCGCACCGCAGCAGGCGCATGTGATCTGCATGGCCTTCGTGGACTTGTCGCCGTAGGAAATCGGAACCTCTGGAAAGATGCGGTCGCTCACACGGAAACCCTCTTTTTCCACACGCCGAAATCCGTCCGCAGTTCGATGAAAACCGACTGCGCCCGTTCGTCCGTGTTGAGTTGTGTTTTGCTGGCGATGCCGATCAGGCTTTTCAGCACGGTGTCGGCATGGCCTTCGTTGTAAATCGCGCGCGTCTTGTCCCGCATTTCTAGGAAACGGTGAAACAGCGGCTCCGCGCAAAGAAGATCAGCCGACGCGGCAAAGTCACCCTCGCGAAGTCCACCTTGACGCACCTGCGCGCCGTGGTGCCGGACGCGAATGGCCTCAAATGACGCAAGGCGTTCGCGTGCTGCCCGGATTGCATCGTCGTTCCGGGCAGAGATCGCCGCCGCAAGCCGAAGCTTCGCCGTGTGAATTGCCGGGCCGAAACGATCTGTTTCGATGGCACCAAATTTGACTGCAAGGGTGCGCTTCGAGAGGGCGATATCGAAATGAACCCAACTGGCGTTTCGGTGACTGCCGAAAGAAAGAACCCGATGCCCCTGAATCCACTTGCGCTGGACGCGAATGCGGTCCGCCATCGCAAGCAGTTCGTCATCCGAATCCGCCCACATATGGCACATCACCATGTTTCCAAAGGGCGCGCGCATGTCGTCAACGTAAACGCTCATGCCGCCTCGCTTTCCGCCGGGGCGGCAGCTTCCTGCGGCTGAAATTCCTTCCAGTCCACGCGGCGAACGATGGTGGCGTTGCCGTAGCTGCCGTCCTCGTTTCGCTCCCAAACAAACCACGCCGTGTTCATGCGGCTGGAGGCTTTATTGCCCTCCCATCCGTCACGGTGCATCATCGGCAGGCGGCGCTTGAAAACGTAGACGCGCGCGGGCGGGCAATCGTCCATGACGAAATTGCGGTCATCGTCCGCGAACCCGCAAAGGAAATTCAGGTTGAGCAAAAGCGCCATCTTGCGCGGCTGGTAGACCCGCAGGGCATGTGCCACGAAGGCGTTTAACACGTCGCCGTAAGGCGGGTTGGTGACGATATCGTATGAGCCGGCTTCCAGCGGTTGCGAGGTCAAGAAGTCCTGCACCGCCTGCAATTCGCCGTTGCTGTCCGCCGTGCCGTAATCGTTGATATCGGCCAGCACCACGCCGTAGTGATGGGCTTCGAGCATGCGTGAGATGGCGCCGCGCCCGCAGGCTGGTTCCAGCACGCACGCCGTGAACTCTTCCAGCGCCAGCAGCGTGAACATCGCTTCCGGCGGGGTCTCGTAAAGGTTTGCGCCGCGTTCTTCCTTCGTGGCGCTGGCTGTGCCGACTGCGGCGCGAAGATTGGCTTTCGTCGGTTCCAGACCGGCGGCAAGACGGGCCTGAATTGCCCGCTCGACAATGCCGGGGTCGCGATGTTCCGCCGCTGAAAGCTTACGGGCTTCATGGATTTCTTTGCGGGAAAGCCCGGTATCATCGACCGTTGAAATGTTTCTATCGGAAACATTTCGCGTTCCTCGCTTCGCCGCCGTTCCTGCCGCCTGCGCCTCATCCCACTTGTCGGCAATAAGGATTTTCGCGCGGGCTTCGATCAACAGCGCGTCAGCCTGCATGCGCCGCGCCTTGGCGATGAGCTTTTCGGTCGCACCGATCTGTTCGGCAAATTGCGCGGCGGTCTTGGCCTGATTATAGGCGACCGACGCGACAATACGGGCATTGATGATATCACCATCATCCAGCAGCGCCCGCGCCCGCTCCACCGTGGCGACTAGCCCCGACGTATCCGCGACCGGCACCACGGCGGTGTCCGGTTCGCGCTCCGGCACGTCACCCGGCTCCGCAATGCCTTCCAGCATCGCCAGCATTTCGCGGGCGCGGTCGGTCGGGTAATAGGTTTTCCCGTTCTTCTTGTCCCGCGACAGGTAACCGTTACTGACTGACTTGTTTGCCGCAATGCTCTGCTGTTGCGATTCGACCTTCACCACGCCATCGCGAACGGCGGCGGTGATGACGACAAGGGCGCTTGGGCCGGGCTTCGGGAGTTTCACTTGCTTGTAAGGGGCCATCAGTGTGCCCTCATCAAACGATCAAGATACGCCTGTCCCAAGCCGGTCAGCTTGGCAGTCTCACCATCGGCGGTGATATGGACGTAGCCGCAGTTGCGGCACTCTTCGGCGAGCCGTCGCCGAACGGGTGTGTAAAGCTCCAGCTTGCCGCGCTGGAATTTCACCTCGCGCAAAAAGCCCCTTGCACTATCGGACAAGGGGCGCTTCATCAGTTCGGTGATGGCCGGGTCGGTAAGGCGCTTCATTCCGCACCCCCGACGACGCTAAGCCCGACCTTGTGACCGCCATTGGCTTTCACGCCGGCGAGCGCCTTGCGAAACGCCGCCAAGCCCGCTTCCAGTTCCGCCGCATCACGGTCCATTTTCGTGGCTTCGGCTGGGGTTACCACCATGTCCGCAATCGCAACCGCGCCGCCGGAGATCAAATCGCCAGCCTTGCGGACCATTTCGGAATAGGTGACGACGACGCATTGTTCGGCGGCGCGCTCGCCCTCCGGGTCTGACAGCCGCCGCCCGTTAAGTTCCGCCATGGCAGAGGTGACGACCGGCACGCCGCATTCGCTTTCCAGCGCATAAACGGCATGCAGCGGCATCAATTCCGGATCGGTCGCGTTATTCATGCGCCCGATATGGCTTTTCGAAATCGAGGAAATGTCCGCCGCACGCTCGATGCCGCCCACGAGGCGGATAAGGTCACGTTGCGCGGCTTTGATGCGGTGAAACCATGCGTTTGAAATCATGAGACAATACCTTTCCCGCGCCGGGAAAATCCCGGCGTTTTTCCCGTGGTGGGAATTGATTGGAGATGAGAGTTTCAGGGCGTCAGGAAGCTACGGAGGCCCACATGCAAAACGAGAGTTGCCCGCGCCGGGCGAGAAGAAGGAAAGCGCACCGGCGCGGGTCGCAGCAGGCCGGGAGGATTGGCCGCGCGAAAGGGAAACGAGGCCGTTCATTCTGCGGCCTCCAATTCAGCGGGTCCGAATACGTCAGGCCGCTGAACATGACGGGAGACACCGAAGGCTTTTTCTAGCTTCAGGACGTGTTCCGGCGGAATTGCCTTCCACTGCGCTACCGCTTGTGGAGTTACCCCAATAGCGCGCGCAATCGCGCTAGCGCCGCCTGCGGCACCTTTTACTGCGATTAACCCATTCTGATTGAGGTTCGTGTCCATGAGCGCGATTAAAAGCACAGCTTTAAAATCCATGCAAGCTATACTTAAATGGACGAGCGATGAAAGTTCCCCTTTCATCCCGCCCATGGATCAAAACGAACTTCGAAGAAAAATTGGCCAAGCCATTCGAACCGCACGAATTCGGCGGGGGCTGGTGATGCGCGATCTCGCAGAGGCAGGCGGCGTCAGTACTGGCGCTGTTGGCAACTGGGAGCGCGGTGCGAACGCTATCGCAATGGAGCACCTTCAAGCTATTTCGCAGAAGCTGCGAATCGATCCTGTCGCTCTAAGCAACGGCAGGCTGCGATATCTGGATGATGAGGAAGCGCTAGCCGACGCCGAGCAAGTCACCGATTTTGGACCCGCGCCAACAGGCCCTATGGATGTTGAGGTCTTAGGGGTAGCTGTTGGCGGAGACGATGGCGACTTTACCTTGAATGGCGAAGTATCCGGCTACGTTCGAAGGCCCCCAGGAATTGCGCACCTCAGGAAAGTTTTCGCGCTTCACGTGCTCAGCGAAAGCATGATTCCGCGATACGATCCCGGCGAACTCATCTATGTCGGCGGACGCGAGGCCGTAGCTGGCGACCATGTAGTGATTGAAATGTTCCCAGAACATGGCGCAACGGTCGGCAAAGCGTACGTAAAGAAGCTTAAAGGGCGGACGAAGGGCGTGATAGTCTGCGAACAATACAATCCGCCCAAGGAACTACAGTTCGACGCGTACGCGATCAAGAACATGTGGCGGATCATCCCGCTACGCGAACTGCTTGGCTATTGATACGCCAAGCTTCCGCCCTGATACGGTCGTTTTCAAATGAAAATGCGGCTTGGATCGATATATTTCGACCGTCCAGCCCTTCCGACTGGCAGGCCGAGCACACTAATCGACTGCCCAGCTCTACAAGCTTAGTAGTAGGGCCGACTCCGCGCACTTGGTAAAGCTCCTGCGGCTTCCGCCAGCGCATACGGCCACAATCTCCGCACTCAATAGAAAGCGAAAGCACTTGGTTCAGTGTGGCAGCGGCACCCGATTGCATCCATTTCTCTCCGTTCTGTTCTTGTTGTGTTCTAATAATTGATTCTTTTTCCCGCGTTGTCGAATCGTTTTTCAGCGCTTTAGTTTTAAAGTATGACTTGCACCTATTTTAAAGCTGTGCTTGTATGCCGCCAACCAAACCGCTAAACCTCGCTGCGGCTTGGGTAGACTGCCGGGCGGCGCACCCTCGAAATGTGAACATGCCGCCCGGCTCCCCCAACAAGATGGAGACCCGGCATGCATATCGAAACCGCAAATGACGAAGAGCTAACGCAGGCGATGGCCGACGCTATCCAGCGCGTAGGTGAAGGCTGCACAAAGGCCGACCTCCGGGAATGGTTCACGGCCAAGGAAATCCGCCGCTGCGGCGATGCCGCTACTGCACGCGCTCACGATATGCGCGTCAATGCTGCGCGTGCAAGCGACCCCGCCATCAAGTATCCCTACTACACGACCGCCGAGCTTGCGCAAGCAGCCACCACGCCAAGGCTTTCCACTGATGAGCGCATCAGGATGTTGGACGAGATCCAACGCCGCGATGCTGTCGCAGCCGCCTGATGCCGTTTGGCGATGGCCTTCGGGCCATCATCAAACAGCATCACCGGAGAGTAATATGGATACAGATGTAAAGAAGCTTCGCCAGCGCGCCTTGTATCTGCGCCATTGCGCAGAAGTTGCGGAGCGCAACTTTGTCCCGCCCGCCATTTCAGAAGATGAAGATGAGGCCGAAACCCCGAAGCCGTTGCATGTGCACCTGCGCGAAGCAGCGACCGAGGCGATCGCGGCGGCAAGCGCCCTCGAAATGGCGAATGACCTTTGGCAGTACGCCGACGACTTGAACCGCGCCGTACTGGACGAAGCCAAGAAGCTCGATTGGTACGACGACGCCTACACAGGTTTCTGCGACGGCATGGCCGCAGCCTGAAACATCCGCTCCGGCTTCCGCCTCGCGCGAGGCGGTTTCCGGAACGGATGGAGACAGAATTGATCCAGATTTCACCCATGATCCCAACAGAGCGCCCGCAGCAGGTAACGCCGCCCTATGGCCGGTTCATTCTGGCCTGCGCTTGCGCCGTCCTCATCCTCGCCATCATCGGCGGCGCGGCGCTTTGCGCCACCAGCCTCGCCGAGATCAAGCGCCACCACGTCGGCGCCGGGCACGTGTGACGAAAAGGAGTCGTGATGTTTGAGCAGCCCCCCCCCAAGTGCCTCGCGCCGTGAAAAACGAGGCGTGACATGGTCCACGTTGAAGTTTCTCCCAAGCTCAGGGAAGACGCCGCGCATATGGCGATTGCCGCCACCCACGTCGGGCAGGCGCACATTGCCGGGACCGGGCCTTCTGGCCGCACCTGCGAACAATGCGCGTTCTGGCACCTTTGGAAAAAGGTCAAGGTTGGCGACGACGTGCGCGAGGTTCCCGCCGATGCTGGACGTTTCAGCGCCCGCCACAAAGAACGCCCCGGCCAGCGCAAGGACGCGCTTTGCAACAAACCAATCTTGAACAAGGCCCGCCGAAAAATCCCCGCGAATGCGGTGGCGTGCCGGTTCTTCGATCCGAAACAACCGGAGTCAAAATCATGAGCGAATTGAAATATCTGCCGTCTGCGTGGCTGGATGAGTACATTCCCGACCCGCAGGAAAACCCGGACAGCTTCATTTTCCAGACCGGCGAAATGTGGTTCCTTCGTCCGCCGGAAGACGCCCACGATGATGAGACCTATTCGCAGCGCTTACAGCACGGCGATATCGTTCCTTTCAACGAAAACCGCGTGTTTGGCGATTTCGTCCTGACCGTAGATGCTGATGGGACTTGGTCAACCGACTTCCATGTTCCGCAGGAGGCCAATTGCTTTCGCTTCGAGCGCTATAACGACACAATAGCGCAATCGATTGATGACCTGATTTCATCTTGTGAGATGAAGGAAGGTCAATACGATATCGATGCCTATTGGTGGTCGGATTACGATGTTCCGCTTCGTTTCGTTGTCGAAGGCGAAACAGCCAAGTTCGTTCGATTCTACGGGACATAGAGTGCCGAGAAGCCATCAGTCCTCACGGCACTGCACCCATAATTCGAAACCCAATCTAATGTTTTTCAAATGCGGCCGTGCTCTACGCACGAAAACTGATGAATCCCGTCGGAATCGAGCTCGCATGTGAAACCTTCCGGCGTGCAGTCAACACGAGTTGATTGGTCTCTTTGAAACTCCCAACCATCAGCTTGAGAAAGCTCTGCTGTCCCCCGCTTTCCGCAGACCAGGCATTTTAATTCGATCTCCCACCGATCCCTTGCTGTCATCGCATCCTCCTGTAGCAGCCACGATGTTGCTGGATGTTTCAATACAGCACAAGCGGGATTGGAATAAGAAGGACTCTACGACAATGACAAAGGCAACCACTGCACACGTTCCATCATCGCTCCAACGCCCGCGCCTTCGCCGCGTTGACGTTCCAGTCTATCTCGCGACCAGACACGGAATCGACATCGCTGTTTCCACGCTTGCCAAATTGGCGACCGTGGGAGGTGGACCAGCAATGCAGTACTGCGGCCGCATTCCCCTTTATCATCTCAACGATCTGGATGCATGGGCCGAGGCACGTTTAACGAGGGCCGTTCGTTCGACTTCAGAAAAGGATTAACACCGGAAGCGGCCGAGCCGATGCCACCGTAGAGGGAACTTGCCATGGCAGACGAAGCTAACTATCAAAGGACGTGGTTTTCGCATCTAGAATTGAGTAACCCGTGGGAACCGAAGGGATTTAAGATGAAAGCGTTTGACGTCCGAGCCTATTCAATAGCTGATTTCGCGGAATGGTATGCGGACAAAAAGCTGGATTTATCACCAGAGTTTCAACGCCGATCCGTATGGTCCTCATCAGCTAAGGCGTTTCTTGCTGACACAGTCCTTCGTGGAAAACCTTTTCCTAAAATCATCCTGATGCAAGAATTCAAGGATGGGAAAACGATACGCGTTGTTGTGGACGGGCAGCAACGACTTCGCGCAATTTTTGACTTCCTGAATGACGGAATAAAAATCTCGCGCGCCCACAACAAAGAACATGCTGGGAAGTTTTTCTCTGATCTGCCAGAAAGTATGAAAGAGGACTTCTTGCAATACGAGGTCGGCTGCGACGTGCTAAATTCAGCACCACTGGCAGAACTTCTGGACATATTTGCACGAATTAATCGTTACACAGTGAAGCTGAACGCCCAAGAACTCCGAAATGCTGCCTACAGCGGGTTCTTTAAGTCGGCCGCATACGATCTAGGCTATCGGTATGTCGATTATTGGATCAAATCAGGAATATTAGCACCGAGCAACGTAAACCGGATGTCTGAAGCCGAATTGGCTTCCGATCTACTTGGATCGTTTTTAGTGAAGGTGCAATCATCAAAATCAATCGATTCCTACTACCGAAACTACGAAGACGAAGAGGGAGCGCTTCCTTCGGCAACGGCTAGGCTCGACACCGCAATTCAAACGAGTGCGTCTATCTATTCCGATGAGGATTTGAAAGCATCGAGTTGGAAAAGTAAGCACATGTATTACACGCTAGTCACCGTTATCGGGCACATTCAGTCTCCGCTGAATGGAATAAGAAGCACACCACTGCCCAAAACCATATTGGCGCAGAAAGAAAAGGTTAAATCTGTGCTTAATATCCTCGCGGCCGACTACGCGACTTACAGTCCGCAAGCTAGCAGGTCCTCCGCGCCGGACTATTTGCGAAATTTTATTAGGGCTTCTACATTGGCGACAACCGATGCGGGAGCGCGTGTTACCCGCGCAGAATATGTACTTGCTGCTCTTGAGGAAAGCTTTGGACATTAACTTGGAAGTCAAGCAGTTCGATGAAAACTGTTTATTGCTTTCTGATTTCATCCAAGAGCTTGCTCAGCTAGACGACGACGCCATTACTAAAAAGCACCATTTTCTGGCCGAAGCGGTGCTGTTCAACCTATTCAGGAATTGGGAGAGATTTGTTCGCTCTTGTTTCCTTCATTACTGCGTTGCTACCAAAACCGTCACAAACGAAGATGTCGTATCGAAGCTGAGATGTACCGATTGGGGTACGGCAGAGAGTATTCTCAAAGCAGGAAATAAGTTTCTGGATTGGGGTAGCGTGGAGTCAGTAAAAAAACTGTCTAATCTCGTCTTTGAGAACGGCTTCCCTATTTCAGACTTAGTCAATCCGGTCGCTTCGACGCTTACTGACCTTCAACGTTTCCGAAACTTCATCGCTCACGATAGTCAAGAAGCCGAAACAGGATTCAAAAAATCGCTTACCCAATATGTCAAGGTCGGAGACGATCCTCCGCAAAGAGTTGGTGCGCTTGCGTTGTATCGCAGGAGCCGAAAGAACGACATCACACTTAAGATACTTCACAGGAACACATCCCAGCTTACGACGATCTTTCAGCAACTGTGAAGTAACAATCACCCGGCGCTTAACATACCCTGGATTTCGCTCGACACCTTTTCGGCAGCAGCGATTAAAACGCTATCCAAGTGATGCACATATCGTTGGGTCACGTTGCCAGCGGCATGCCCCAACAGGGCGGAAATCGTGATTTCTGTAAATCCAAGATCGCCCGCAACACTGGCATAGGAATGTCGTAGCGTATGCGACGTGACACCCTTTAACCCCGCCCGCTCCGTCAGCCGGTCAAGCGCATCATCCAGTGCCGTGTAGTGGCCTCTTTCGCTTCGCGGCCCCGGCAAAACGTAAGGGTTTTTTCCATCCCTTGGAACGCTGTGCAGAACCTTAAATACCGCGCTGCCTACTGGACGAACGGAAGCATCCTCCTTGGAATCGTCAAGCCGCAGGCAGCTACCGGCCTCATCAACCTCCGACCACATAAGCCCTGCAATTTCACTAAGCCGGAAGCCGGTTAGAAGAAATAGCTTCGTCCCCACAACCCCTTGCCACCGTTCATCGTCCGCACTTTCCAGAACCTTTCCAAGCGCCCTATATTCCTTAGCGTTCAGTCGGCGCGTTCTTTTCCCGACCGCCGGCTTCTTGATGCCACGCGCGGGGTTGTTCGCGATAATGCCTTCGGACACAGCATAGGTGAGAATGGCACTTAGGAGCGTCACCGACTGAGACGCCGTCCCTGCCCCACCCGTCACCACCGCGCGCCCTCGCAATTTACCAGTTTTCTCGTCAGCCGCTGTCTTGCCAGTCGTCACATCGCGCATCATTTTAATGGCGTCAGCGGTCGTCAGTTGCTGAACCGGCCGGTTGCCAATGAGCGGAATGATATGGCGATTAGCTCTGCCCTTATCGACATAAAGGGTGGATGCCTTTTTCGGCTTGCCTCGCTTGCCGAATACCAGCCCTTTGTCTGCCGCCTCAAAATACAGATCGCATAGTTCTTTGACGGACAAAGCCTTCCGTCGCGTCGAGCGATCAAGCTGCGGGTCTTCGCCCCTCGCAACGTCACCGAGAACCGCCTTTGCTTCCTTCCGCGCCTCATCCACGGTCAACGGACCATGGACTCCAATCTTGAAACGGCGTGTTTGTCTGCCGGTCCTGTATTGCGCCACATAGGTCTTACGACCGCTAGGCCAGACGCGAACACCAAAGCCGGGCAATTCGTCATCCCACTCGAAATAATCTTTGTCGCCAGCCGCGAGGCCGTCTATCATCCGCTTTGTCAGCTTTGCCAC